ACCGAGCAGTCCCATAGCTGTTACATTAGCTGAAGTTGCTAGTAAATCCATATCAGTTACAATAGCAGCAGTTCCTAATGTATTTAAATCTGCGACTACATCAGCCGTACCTAAAACATTCATATCGGCTACTACGTCAGCTGTACCTAGTACATTCATATCAGCTACGACATCTGCAGTACCGAGAATTGCCATATCAGCCACAGCAGCTGTTGTGCCTAATCTACCAATCTCTGTAGTCTTACCTGCTGTTGCAGTTACATCTGAACTTATACCAGATACTGTTGATACATTAGCTGAAATACCAGATACTGTATTAATATGTCCTTGTTCTGTAGTTGTAGGAGTTGTTCTAACCCACGAGGTGTTACCTAAATCGTACACCATCATTACATTATTAGTAGTATTGAAGTATAAAGCTCCATCTACTAAAGTAGCAGAATCATTATCTACTGTTGGATCAGAACTCTTAGTTCCTAAATATCTATCGTCAAATGAATCATAAGAAGCAGCTGCATTAGTAGCACTAGTGGCCGCATTAGTCTCTGAAGTAGCCGCATTAGTCTCTGAAAGTGCTGCTGCCGCAACAGAATTGTCAATGGTGACTTCAGCACCTGCATCTCCTGAATAAAAGGAATTTCTTGCCATAATATCTCCTAAATTGCAGATGAACTAAAATGATGAGTAAAGATACCACCTTTTAAGTCTGCTCTTTTCTCTTTATCGTTCAATGCTATAATTTTTCTAGACGCTAGATCATTAAACTTTTGCTCCATTTCTATATCACCAATAAATGTAGAACCTACTGTACAGGCGGCATATAATATAGTCTCGTACTCTGTCCCTAAAATCCAAGGAATGGTCTCTATATAGGCTGTACCAGTACCTGAACCGACAGATGTTGCTTTAAATATAGTACCAACATTACTATTTGCAGCACCATGATTGGTCCAAGTAGTGTTTCCTGCAACAGCAATTTTGTAATATTTATCAACTACAAGAGCAGTTGCAGCTGTAGTCGCTGTAGCATAAGTACCTATTGAGTCTTCTGCTTTATAATATTTGATTGTGTATTCACCAGAAGCTTTTTGCTCTCCCTGATCATCAGTTATAAGAAAATTAGTTAACTCTCTAGTATAAGCATTTTTAACTTTATTATTACCAAATGCTCTAGAGTCTATTCTTTTTAATACAATATCATCGTCTTTATCGTCATCGGTCCAAGTACCACTTGCAGCTAAACAAAGTGCTCTAGTTGTATTAGTAGTTGGACTTGCACTACATGTTCCACCCTTGAGATGTTTAAGTTCTATAATTTCAATAAAACCAGCCGGTATAGTTATACTTGAATTAGCCACTGCAACTGAAAAAGCTTCAGTTGTTTCTAAAGTGGGGACTCTAAGATCTTCATAAAGTCTAGCTTCGGCTATTTCAATAAATTGATCTATTTGAGTATCGGTTAGATCTGTTCTATTCAACCAATCGGCTACACCAGTTCTTAAAGTTACTTGGTCTCTTATTGATGCCATGTTATCTCCTAGTTACACTATTAATCATACTACTTGTTAACAAGTTAGGATAATGTGTTTTTATTATATTTGCTATTTTAGATAATATACTTTGATCGTTTTCAGATGAATGTATATCGTACCCAAATCTATTAAGTATGTCTACAGCAACAATATCTGGGACTATTGCTAAACTTCTGTATCCTGTCCTTTGATTATCAAAAGCACTTCTTCCCATAGCTCTTGATTCCTGAGCATAGTCTAAGTAAGCGCTTACATCTTGTTCGGCTTTGTACTTACCAGTTTGACTATAGTCATAGTTAATAGATTTCATAAAACCCCCTTGAATAAAAAAAAGGGGATCCAAAAAGGACCCCCTTAATGGTATTTAATTGCTAATAATTAAGCAACCAATATACCTATACCACTTATCAGTGCAGAACCGTGTGGGTTACGACACTCAAGAGTAGTCTCTTCAACCATCATACCTACTGTAGAGTCACCTTTCTGACCTACATCAGTTGTTGAAAGAGAACGCAAGTTAGCCATTGCCCACCAAGATGGGTCATAGACTAATACGTCAGTAGTACCACCAACTCCAACAGAAATGTCTAAGCCAGAAGCTAGACCCTGAATGTAGTTAGGAACTACTTTTACAACACCAAAATCTGACTCATAAAGTTCAACAGATTGTCTCATTGAACCTTTCTCGTCAAGATTACGTCTCGTACCACTAGTACCGTGCGCCAGTGTTGAGAATGAACGCTTATTGCTTGGAGACATCATTAGTACTGATGCTTTTCCGCCTTCTTCGTAAACCCTCTGCATGACTTCGTCAATATCTGTTAACGCTAAAGTATGAGTACCTGCTGTACCTGCTGTGTGAGCAGTTGCCCCATCACCACCGGCTGCACTTTGGAAAGCTGGAGTACCTGCAGAGGCATCCCAGTTGTTTTCCTTAGGAACCCATGATTGGTATCCACCTAGTTGACGACCAGTGTTATCACCGACTGCGTCAGCAACTCCTGATCCATTTGTAATCTGCCTAGTACCAATCAATGCGTGCTCTAAGTCACGTTTAAGTTCAGTACCTTTCTTCTTCATTTGATAAGCAAATTCAGAATTACGACCTGCCTTAGAAACTGAATCCAAAGTCTTTGAGATTTTAATCTCTTTGATAAGAATTTGAGAGTAGTTACCAAGTCTAGTTGTAGACACCGGTGTGTCTGCAGCAGAAAAGTCAAGACCTTCAGCTTTAGCATTTGCTGCGGGCGCTGTTAGAGAGTCAGTCTGCCATTCGTGAAAAACACCAGATGCTTTCTTTGTCCCAATTGATGACAAAAAGGGAGTTTCGTCCCTCGTTATCATCGATATAAAAGATGCGAGGTCTTCCTTTTTACCCTTCGTATCCTCTGTTTTAAAAATTGCCATTTACAATTTCTCCATTTAAAATATTAAATTAAAAGAAAAAGTTTTATGTGAGCAGATCAGCCGCCATACTTCCTAGGAAATCTTCCTGTTGGTTTTCTGTGGCTTCACCTTTCAACACCTTCTTTCGAAGGCTTTCAGCTTTTTCTTTAGCCTTTGCATTTTTGTTAACAGATTTATTAGCCTTGACACTTTTAACAGGAGCCCTCTTCCGTTTAGTAACGGCAGATTTTTTACCATCTTTAAGAATTTTATAATCATACATTAGTGCGATTACATCAGGATCAACTACTTCAGCAAAATCAGGTAGTCCTAGGTCTCTTACAGCCCAGTTCACAACCTCGTCATAGGATTTTTCCCATCCCGGTATTTTGCTGTTTAATTGTTCCACTGCTTGTTCCTTATAAGCTTGGAGATTTGCATCATAAGTCGTTTGTTGTTCTTGCTTTGACTCTTGATCGAGTTGGAAAGCTTTTGACTTAGTTTCGTCTATCTCTCTTGCTTTGACTCTACGAGCTTCCTGCCATTTAGGCAATTCGTACATATCATCATCAGCAATTAGCTGTTGGATCTTCCTATCATACGCTGCTAGTTGCCTTTGTTCGGCATCTACTGTAGTACTGAGAAGTTTAGCATTTTCTTCTTTAAGAGCGGTTGACTCTTGCGCTAGTGCTTGAGCTATTTTAAGCTGTTCACTTGCATCTATGGACTTTTTATTGGCGTGAGCTGCTGTCTGATAACCACGGATCAATTCTTTCATAGAAACTTCAGATTCTTCACCATCAATCTTAACCGGTATTAAATAATCTAAGTCTAATTCAGTATCTTCCTCAGAATCACCTTCAGGTAGGTCTTCACCATCATCTTTTGATTCTTCTGCATCTTCTTCCTGCTCATCTCCCTCTAGTTCTTCAGTCTCTTCTGATTCGGCATCGTCACTTTCCTCTTCAGCTTCCTCTGTGTCATCCACTTCTTGCTCAGGTAGATCTTCTTCTTTTTCAAAGAAATCGCCTGCAAGGGCATCTAACATTTCATTTTCAGATAAACCTTCGTTCACATCCGATTGGGTAGTTTCTTTTGGCATCTTATTAATCCTCCTCGATTAATTATTTTTTAGCTTTGGCCGGAACCTTAGCTTCTTTAAGTTTTGCTTCTAAACGGTCAACGACCGCCTCTAAAGCATTTAATTGTTCTACTAATTGTCTAACCATAAACCCTCCACGGGAAGCTCTAATTTCTCTCATTATAGCTTTCTTTTGCAGAAGATAAATCTCATGGTCATTACTTAATACATCTCTTTCTTCAGTTGTCATTTGGAATCCTCCTTTTCCTTGTTAAACGCAACATTGTCACCTAAAGTGGCAACAGATTCTATCTCTTTCTTTACATCAGTAAGAGCTACAATAGTATTATACAATCTTTCTCGTAGTTCCCCTTGTTGTGGGGGTGTACCTGCCCACATGTTTTGATATTTAACTTTAACTCTGTTAAATATTTCATCAAAAACTTTATTTTCTATAATAAGTTTAGCATGTTGTCCAAACTCTACATCATCCATATAATCCTCCTATTATACTTATCCAATTTTTGTTGGTTGTCCAAGTGCAATTTCCAATTGCAACTCAGCAGCATCTTTAGTCTTCTGATATTCAAATTTCTCCCTATCTAGTTCCATGTCAGCTTGTTTCTTCTGAATATCGGCCATTTGCTTCTGAAGAGTAAGAAGTATCTTTTGTTGCTCCATTTTCTCTTCTTGACCAGCCTGTTGTTGTTCTTGTTGTGCTTCTTGCATGGCAGCTTGAGCTTGCTGTTGACCTTGAGGTGTTTCTGGATCAACAATAAAGTCTACCCAGTTATCAATCCCCATAGACTCTAACAACTGTCTTGCAATTGTAAAAGGAGCCTTTGGGTTTATAATACCTTTAGACTCTTTAGCTTGATATAGCATTGGCATAACTTGTTGCGCCATCATCATCATATTTTCCTGAGTATTAGCGGAACTATTAGCACCTACATCTATATCAACTGTTAGATTATCTAATTCCATAAGAGACTCAGGTGTTATATTATAATAACTGTAATCTCTCAATATGGATTCTGAATTGTCTAATATTAAGCCATAAACACCTTTACATAGATCTTTAAATCCAGTCTCAGCAAACCTACGGGCGACATAAGATATTCGCTTTTGAGCGGCTTGCTCTACCATTGCAATTTTACCTGCAGAGTTCCCTGAGTCAAATAATTTTTCATTTACACCCTGAGCGGCTCTGGTCATACCAGTAGCCATTTCTTTTTCGGTGTTCATGAATTCTAGTAAAGAAAAGGTAGACGGTGCTAATTGAGCTGGCACCAAAGTATGCACAGAATTCATCGGAGACCCATTAGTTGGGATAATCTGATGTGGTTCAGGACTTTGTAGTGCTCTAAAGTCTACCGTATTCGGGTCGGCCAATGTTCTGCCGTAATTGGATAAATAAACATTTTCAATCATACCTCTAG